GAGTGTTTCGGCTCCTGTTATATATTTGAACTAAAACTTACCGGCCATAAATAAAGATATGGCCCAAATCAATAACCCAAACGTTTATTCTGATATGGATATGTCGCTTTTTATAGAAAGTGACGGCAGTGTTCGTATACTCGAAGGCGAAGATGTAATCAACCAATCAATTAAAATGATTCTTGCCACTACTCCCGGCGAAAGGGTCATGAACCCTGAGTTTGGTTCAAATCTCAAACGATATCTTTTTGAGCCAATGACGGAAGAAGTTGCCGAAGATATGGAAGATACGATCTATGATGATATTTCAACATTTGAGCCACGGGTTGAAGTTGGGTCGGCAACAGTTAATGGATTTTTAAGTGAAAATTTGTACGAAATATCCGTGCGTTATCGATTCCAAGGTGGTCAAGAGCAGGTTTTCGTGGGAAGAATTAAGACATTTGATGTGGAGACATAATGGCGGATTATACAAAGTACAACTATGATGAACTGGTCCAGCGAGTAACCAACAAACTCAAGGATGAACAGGGTTGGGGTGACGCCTATACTTCCAGTATGGGTCAAACTATCATCCAGACCATTGCCGCGACAGTTGACCAGCTTCATTACATGTTGGAAAGACGAAGCCAAGAAACGTATTTGCCAACTGCACAATTGAATTCATCCGTGCGAAGCATTGGTAATGCTCATGGTTATCGCCCGCGTCGAAAAGTCTCTTCGAAAGGCAAAGTACGGATTGATTTAGAAGATCAACAGGGCGACCCAACAAGTACCATAGGAACGATTTTCATCCCACGTTACACGCGCGTTACTTGGGAAGGTAATGAATTTCTTACAAACGAAGAAGCTACTATTGAACCGGGCGAGTCAAGTGTGGAAGTGCAGATTGTGGAAGGTTCCTTTGAACAATACACGGAAGACCCCAATGACACCACAACGGATTTGTACAAGTATAATTTCATCGTGTTTTCAGAGTATACGAGTATAGAAGACACGACATTGGTAGTCGAAGAAGACGGTCAGAAGTATTTTGACGTATTCGAAGAACGGCAAGATAAACCGGCTATTGAGTCTCTTTCTTTTGCCGATGAGGGTGAAAAAGTTTATGACTTGAGGATTGCCAACGATGGCCTTCGGGTGGTATTCGGAAGTGGTCTCTTTGGGAATAAACCAACTAATCCGGTCACAGTTTCATGGGTGAAGAGTTCTGGTTCTGATATTGAGATCAGAAGAACAGGTATTGAGTTTTCTTTTGTGACCGAAACACTTGAAGACGATATCCAAAAGACGCCCAAGAACAAATACTATTACACGATGACCAACATCGAAAACATCGATGGTGGTCTGGATGAAGAGTCTACGGATGATATTAGGGTTAAGTCACCCGAGTTCATCAGAACCGGCAACAGAGCCGTAACCAAAGACGATTATACGTTCTGGGGTAAGCGTTCGAGTATCGGTGGCATTGTTGATATCTTTACATATGGCGAGGAAGAGCTGGGCGTCACTGCATTCAACATGAACAATGTGTATATGACGTATCTTATCAAGGATGGATCACAACTCACCACAACGGAACAAAATAGTCTCCGCACCTACATGGATGACCTCAAGCCGATTACGACTCATTTGATTTTCAAACACGCTGAAGTTATTCCTTCGAAAATCAATATGTCACTCAAAAGGCACCCAAAGCTGGAAATCTCCAATTCCGAGCTTTATGCCTACATTCGAAGTCAACTGATGGAGTTCTTTGAGTTTAGGGAGGGATCACTGGCTAAGAATCTATATCACTCCGATGTTATTGATTACTTTCATAACCTGACGATCACGAAGAATAACAAAGAGTATGATGTTGCTCGTTTTGTCCACGCTGATATACAGCCCATCAAAGAGATTGAGATACCTTCAGTTGAACCCTATCAAACCGATTCTTCGTATTCGATCAATGTTTCTGTTGGCAACGATGGCGATGAATACATTCTTGATTTGACTTATAACGACAGTAATGATGAATTACAAAGCGCGGAAGTTTCTTATACACAGCAAAGTGGGGATTCTTCCAGTAACATTGTTTCCGAATTGCAGACGCAAATTGATGGATTAAATGGACTGACTGCTACGGCCAACAGTTCGACTTTGACCATTGATGTTGAAAACGCGGGTGATGAATACACGGTCACTAATCGACAATCGACTCAACCGAAGAATATTCCTGTGGATGCAGTCGTGACCCTCCCCCCGAGGCTTTTGAAAAATGATTCTAACATTGATCTTATTAAACCGGGTAGCATTCGTATTATAGAAGCTTCTTCGCCTTATACGGAACTTGGAACGGATGACAGTGCGGGTTCGATCACGATTGATGGCAACAGTGGCAGTATCGATTACACTAATGGCGAAATGGTCATTCCTTTGTATGAGGCAGGAAAATATGTGATCGAATACGAGCAGGATAATGATGAAAAGAACATTTTCGCCAATCCAAAGACGGTAATCAGTTATAGTCCTGCGAAAGAATTCTACACCGATTCGACTGAGAAATTGTCAACGATTGAGATTATTACCTGATGGAAGTCAAGAAGCAACTTAAAAACAATTTGCCGTCACATCTTAGAGAACATCCCAACGTGGATGGCCTTTTTGGTGCCGTGGGTGATCTTCTTGATGAAATGAAGGAAAACATTGACGATTTTTCTTTTGCTTATGACTACGAAAAGATTCCAGAGGGTAACTTTGATGATTTCGCGGGGCAAATGGGCATTAACTATCCCCGTAATCTCGCACAACAGAACAAGAAAATCCTGCTGAGAGATATCATCAGTGTGTATCGTGCAAAAGGCACCGAGAAAGCGATTAAGCAGCTTTTCAAGCTGGTTGGCTGGAAAGTCGATATTGATTACATCTGGATCAAAAAAGGGACCAAAAACAAAGAGTTCATCTATCCGAGTGATTACTTTTTTGGCGTAGAAAGTGTTTATGATGACGGTGTTTATGCCGATGTCGTTGACTATCTGAACCAGGAATACGATAAAGTTCAAATCAGTGGCGAAAACTATGCCTCTGGTGCCTCGGTGAGCAAATTCGAATTGCTCAAAACACCGTATATCAAGGTGGTTGTTACTGCTGAGGATTATGCTCTTTTCACTCAGGATTTCGTGGACGCAGACGGTAACGTTTACAAGTTCACAGATAGTGAAAAGTTTGAAATCGTACAAGAGATTTTTGACTTCTTTTTCGAGAGTGGTCGTCCTGCTCATGTGGCGATTATTGAAATTGCCACACCATTCCGATTGAATGATGACGTACAGCACGATACAAATGACTCCGCGAATTTGGCGAATGTGGAAAACGAATCGATGTTTTTCACCGAGATCGGTGAGTATGACTTTGTAGAGATCAATGCCAATTCATCATTCGATCCAACTCGTGTTTATTTTAATATACCGTTTCCGAATGTCCCGATTGTTGTTGCCTATGTGCAGAGTAACAATGAGTCGGCTTTGGTTCATGCAAGGGTGACAAACATCACGGAGAAAAGATTTGATGTTTATCTTCAGTCACAAGATGGCTCAGCCTTACCGAAAAACGAGACTGTCAATTATATAGCCGTTGTTCCCGGTGTTCATACGCTTCAGGATGGTCTTGTCGTGGAAGCGAATAGTATTGACACACAAAGCGTTCATAGGGGTGGCTCTACCTACGGCGGCGACACTGTGACATTTGAGGGAGGCTTTAGTGTTCCTCCTGCGATTCTGGCGACAATCAATACTCATAATGTAGTCGATTTTACGGCATCTAATATCAACAGTGTAACCAAGAGTGATTTTCGCATTCAACAAGAGAAGTTGGAGACAGGGACACCCGTCGAACAAGAGACTATTGGTTGGATTGCTTTGTCGGTTGGGCAATATACCATTGAGCGTTCGATTCTAACAGTTGAAACGACCACAGAGAGCGTGGGTGATGTTTCAACTTCTTTTAATTTCTCTGGCGGTGTTAGTTTTTCTGGGCCTCCGATGTTGTTTGCTCACGGGAGAACTGGAAACAATAAAGATGGGTATATTGTTCGGTCTGATAATCTAGATGATCAGTCAGTTGATTTTTTTGCCCAAGAAGATACGGTTAATGACTTGGAAACAGGACATAGTGAAGAACAAGTGTCGTTTGTTGCCATTGAATGGACTGGCCCTTCGGATATCACCAAAAACCGAATTTATAGGGAGAAAACGGAAGAGGTTTATCTATCTTCTTTGGACAACGCGGTTGGAACCTTAGATGGAACTTTGACTTTTGACCACCCAATGACTCGTTACGTTAATTTCGGAGAGTATTATGGTGGTCTTCAAATAGATGATGATAATTTCAAGGTGTATGCCAATTACCCCACAAAGGAATATACAGGACGTATCTACTCCGCTTCCGAGACCGGAACGAAGAACATTATACCGGTAATGGATGATGCCCGTGTCATCGTGAGTGCGGGTGAAGATACAACCGTGTATGTTTATAAAACCATTGATGATCGTATTGATATTGCCAACGGCAATAGAAATTTAATATTTGTGAACGAGATTTACGGTCCTCTTTCCGAATTTGAAATGAATATCCGTTATGCAACCGGCATCGCTATTAACGTTGACAACTTCGGGAAAGTGTACGGGTTTGTCTATGAAGGGTCTACAAGTGCAGAGGATTATGGCACGGTTACAACGTCTTCTACGGTAAACACAGACCTTGGGTCCATTGTGGGCGCGGACGCATTCAGTGGCTTTGTACACGTTCTTGTGGGGCATAATACGGACCCGATCAAACAGAATGATTATTATGATTTGATTGGTGAGAATAATGGACAGATCGAGAATCACACTAATTTCTATGGTGATAATGGTTCTATAGAAGGTTCTGCTACATACACGGAAGACTATGGCTCTGTGTAAGACAATAAATAATAAAAACGGAGTCAATGAGTAATGGCAACAACTGTCCAATTAAGACGAGGAACGACAAACGAACATTCTAGTTTTATAGGTGCGGTTGCTGAGGTAACTGTTGATACTGATAAGAATGTCCCTGTTGTTCATGATGGTGTGACACAGGGTGGGTTTCCTGTTGCTCTTGAAACCAATCTGGATACCTTGAATTCAGATTTTTCGAATCATGCTAACAACGTTTCTAATCCCCATAATGTCACCAAGGGACAGGTTGGTCTTGGTAACGTGTTGAACAGTGAACAGGTTCCAAAAGCGGGTGGTACGTTCACTGGTCATGTTTCTTTTTCTGGGGCAAACCTTACTTTTGAGGGTTCAACAAGTGTCGTTCTTCAGGACAGCGGGAATAACACAGTTGGTTCATTCAAGGGCGACAGCACTAAGGGTACGATTGTTGCCGGTAGTGGAACTGCCAATAAGATTACATTTGTGACAAATGGTTCTGATCGAATGACCATTGATGATTCTGGTGTTGTTCGCGTCGGTGGTAACCTCGTATGGCATTCGGGTAATGATGGCGTGGGCAGTGGATTGAATGCGGATAGCCTTCAGGGGAAAGATTCTAACTATTTCGCAACTCAGAACGCATTCGATTCTCATGTGAATGATTTTAATTCACATAAGAACAACACGAGCAATCCTCACCAAGTCACGGCGGACCAAGTAGGTATCACATTAACCGTTGACGGGACGCAAAAGGCATCTTGGGAATGGCAGTACGATACCACTAATGATGAATTGAATCTGGTTTATTAAAAGTAAAGATATATGGCGTTATTAATAAACGGGACAGAGCCATCTGATGTTAAGGTTAATGGTAAAAAAGTTGTTGCCGTTAAGGAGAACGGTGTTCGTATTTGGCCTACAGACAAACAGCTAAGTACCGGTAGTTCGAATATTGCAACAAGTGGTTGGCAGTCTGCCACCAAGAATGATGGCAGTGATGGTGGAGGGTATTCCGGGTGGACTAAGATTATTATCCCTAGCTCAGAGCGTTCAGGCAAGCTTAGCTATGTTATTAGAGCCGACATTATGCGTGGCATTCGAGGCGCTGTTGGCGATAATTGGGAACTCGATCATCGATTCGGCATGAGGATGTATTATGTTACGGATGCTGCCCCGTGGCCCTACGATGTTGAGTTAGTCGATTTACAAAAGCACGGATATTTTACTACGGATAACGGTTTTACCTATACAGTACCAGAGGGAAGGGTCGTTGTTGGATTTCAATTTCGATCATACGTCCAAGCTGATGGTGGTGATGATAACTTAGGAAGTTTTTCTAACGACTGTAACGTATACGTTTATACTTGTAAGGTTCAAGGCGTCAATCGCCCGTTTATTATGAAACATGGATCACAAAGTTACAATTCGGATTCTCAAACTGATACTGGACAGAATAATGATGACTTCCAAGCTGCCAAAGCTTATGGGAATACTTTAGGCGGTGATAGATTCATGAGTGGTATTCATATTAACACTAATGTTTGGAACCCAAATGATGATGATGATATCAATTTAAATAAGAGTGTGTCTCTTAGAAACTACTACAGAAGCGGAACGGTGGCATACAATGATTAGTGACCTTGGATTAAGCATCTCACAATTAAATTTCCTAATTCAAAGGAAGTACCGGGGCGCAGTAAATGGAATTCATTATGTTCTTGCTGAGAACGTCGATGAAGATGAAAACGGGTATCTCCATGATCGGCGGAATGCGTTCATAGAGGAATGGAGGCTGTCGAAGTATCCATGCCCTACCGAAGAAGATATCCGTAGAATAATGGACATGTTCGAAGACGAACTAAAGAGCAATGTCGAAGAAGACTCAGCAATGAACAACGAAGACAATGTGATTGATACGGGGGTATAACTAGCATGGCTAATATGGAAGTAACGACAGAGGTAGAAAAAAAGATTGAAGAGTACCGCGATAAAGTAGAGAATTATTTTTGGGCTTATGTGGCACATAGTCAGATGAGTGATTTGGACCCTTTCGATCCTTTGATTCCCGGAGTGTCTGAAGAGTTTATTATGAATCGCTCAATTACAGATATTGAGTTCGACGGGTATCCCCTACAGACCAATTATTGTAGTAAGCTTCATGTACTTTGTAAGCCGGGGAAGAGCGTCGTGGATTCTTTGGCAAAATGGATAGAGGACACTTATCCTGATCTTTACCTTCACCATATTTCAGGGCATTTCTACTATCCGAAGGAAAACGGCTTTATGGGGTGGCATACCAATTCAGATCAGCCCGGTTATCGTATCTACCTTTCTCATTGCAAGGAAGGTGGGAAATCGTTTTTTCGATATTTGGACAGTGAGACACATGAAGTGGTAACGACTTGGGACGATTCAGGCTGGAATGCCCGTATCTTCAAAACACCGGGGAATCCAGAGAATTACTATTGGCATTGTGTATATTCGGAGACAGATCGTTTGAGCATTGGAATGGAACTCAAAAGAAAGATTACATAAATACCTTATGAAGCAGAGGATATAGTCAATGGCCGATCGCGCGATACAGTTTAGACGGGGAACAACACTACAACACGATACCTTCACCGGTCTAAGCGGCGAGATTACCGTTGATATTGACAAGAACGTTGCAGTCGTTCACGACGGAACAACCGAAGGCGGCTTCCCACTAGCATTAGAATCGGATCAGTCGGCAACACAAACGGAACTCTCAAACCATAAAAACAATACTTCGAATCCTCATTCTGTTACTAAAGCACAGGTAGGACTTGGTAGTGTTACTAATGACGCACAGTTGAAGATTGCTTCAAATCTAATTGATCTTGCGAATGCTCAATCTGCTCGTGCGAATATAGATTTGGCACTTCAGGCAGATGGTGGGGACATTCCGGAAACGGGTCGAACTAACACATGGAACGCCCGACAGCATTTTAGTAATGGTGTCAGAACTATTAGTGGTAATAGTACAAATCATTTCTCGTCTGTGATTGCTGGTAATTCAAACACTTATTTCTTTACAGTCAGAGACGACAGTCGAAATATTGTTGGTCGCATATTTGCTAAAAACCTTGATGGTAACGGTGGCGGTACAATTGATTTTCGCCAATGGGATGATGTTCAAGTTAGTGGAAATTCTGTTCATCATCAAGGTAATGTTACCAATAGAATAAGAAATCTAACCGCCTCGGAAGTACAACAGATTGAGGCGATTGGGTCTGTTACGATTAACAATTCACAGTGGGGTTATGTGGGTAACATGGATCAGTCGGTTTCAACTTCCGACAATGTAAATTTCAACGGTGTTTCGTCCTCGACTGATATGACACAAAACGGTAATACGGTCATAGATTCAACTGACATGCTTCGCATATTCGATGTCGATGGAACGGAACTGACTTACTAATAACAACTCATAGAGTTTTTAGATTATGGCAAGATTTCTCAAAATAAACTGGAACGACCAGCTATCCAATACTATTGACGGTATTCAGCGTGTCTCTGATTCGGAAGTTGATACCTATCTGATTCCGCGCATTTTGGAAGAATTTTCTAAGATTGATGGGACGGGACACCTTGATCTCAGTAGTGGTGATGTAATTGGTACATACACTAACACTTTTTGGCCGAAGGACGTGGGTGGTTCTCTTGATTACAATGTGGTGTCATACGGATTTGAAGACAATACTCCACAGGGATGGGTGTTTGATGAGACTGATTTTGGCATTAGGACGGATCGTAAGCGGGGGTCGTATTCGATTGGAATCAATAAAGATAGTGCGGCACAACAGTTGGCCCATATTGACCCCGCTGAATTAGATGGTGGCCGCCAAATCGAAAAAGCTTCATTCTTTTACCAAGAAAACAGTTCTAGTCATGGAGCAGGTTTTCGTTTCTATGATAGTTCAGGAAATGTCATTCTGGGTGTGGCGACAGATAATCCCGAATGGGCCATTGAAGATTCTAATGGGGTTGGAAGGGTTTCTCTTTCACAATCTACTTTATCGCCGAGTTATGACGTATGGTATCAGGTTGAAGTACAATTTGACTGGTCTGCGGGTGAAGCAACGGTTACTTGGCTTGATTCCGGTGGGACCATACTTGAGTCTTATCCAAATCGTCCGCTTTTGTTCAATACGGATGTAGAGCGGTTTAGTTTGGAAAACTATAACTCTGGCGCATTCCAAAGTAGTGATGCATATATATGGTATGATGATTTTTCTTTCGTTTACTACGCGCCGTATTTCCCGATTGAAGAAGGCGATAATCTTTACCAGACTTGGGAACCGGTTGGTTCTTTATCATTTGATGGGGTTGATGATTATGTGGATGTTGGTTCCGATCTTGGCGATCCACAAAAGTTTACATTTGAGTTATGGATCAACACACCTGATCCAGATATTGACGGAAATAATAACCATCGTAAATTGATCAACTCAGGGAGTAACAACTTTGTTGTACTTGAACAACACGGGGGCATTTCTCTCCGTGTTCCTGGTGTTGATAGTTCCGCCGTTGGAGGATCAGGTTCGTTTTCTTTTAACCAGTGGCGACACATTGCTGTTGTTTATGATCAAAGTGATCGTATCATTTATGAAGGTGGACAAGAGGTAGCACGGGAAACTATTGGATCGGGCACAGTTAATTTGGGTAATCTGATTTTTGCTTCTGATGGTAGTGGGGATGCAACGCATGAGTTAGAAGGAATGATATCAGACATTAGGTCATGGAACACCGCCCGCACCCAACAACAAATTCAAGACAACATGAACGTCCGCCTTACTGGCACGGAATCCGGCTTAATCGGTTATTGGCCTTTTATAAGTGATGTTCGTGATTACAGTTCAAATGGTAATCATGGAACGATAAATGGTAGTCCTACATGGGTAGATGACGAGCCGAATATCGCACCATGGCGGTTTCTTTTTTTTGATGGTAGTGATTTGCGTGCTATGTCTAAACAAGACGTTTATGACAGCATTGTGGACCGTGCAATCGATGAATTAGTAAATAATGAGGGTGTGGGTTGCTTTCGCATCTGGGAAGGCACAACCGTTCCAAGCGGTGTTGATGGTTCATGGGAACAGATTGGTCGGTTTACGGAAGATGACCTTGCAGATGGAACTTCCAATGGGTCGGTTGATACTGTTTATACCCTTTGGAAAAAGATCAGTAGTCTCACGACTCTTTCGGATTCAAATCCATTAAAGTTCTC